TTGAACGCTTTCCTTATCGTTATGTAGAGACGGGTGTTCTGGAAAATGGACACCCAGACTATCGCATTCAAAAAGCAGATAGTTGGACCAAGCGTTACCGAGACATGTATCTTCTTGACAATCAGATGCAACTTCTGACTGCCATTGAAGATTTTGAATATACGAAATGGTTAGATCCAGATCGTGTTCCTTGCTATGTTCGTGATGATGAAGACTCGGAAAGTCTCTAAACCTGCCCTGGTCGGGATACCCCCCTCAGTCACGGATGGACTATAACAGAACTGGTGGAGTCAAAAGACCCCTTAAAACTAAATAATCTAAGAGTTTTATTTTTTATAACTATGGCAACTAAAGGATCAGCAGCAAGACCAGCTGCTAGCGCAGGAACTTCAAATGAAGTTGAAAAGCGTCTTCAAGCACTGGAAGCAAAGGCACACACTCCATGTGGTGGTGGGTCAGACTCTGGAAGACTTGATGCTCTGGAAGCAAAGTTAAATCTTTTACTTGAAAGATTAAAAGAGACTCCTGGTGTAAAAGGTAGACTTGGCGATCTCTAAGGTTTCTTGCCTATCCTGAAAGGCAAGTGGTGCGGATGGGGTTTAACTCCCGCCTGGTTTCTTGCCTCCAGTCAAAGGGCAAGTGGCGAGCCTGCATAACCTACATGAAATTAAGAGAGGTTGCACAAACCTCTCTTTTTTTGTATAATTATAAAAAAGATTTTTAATATGAAAATAGGTTTCAATTGTAGTTGCTTTGATCTTTTTCATGCTGGGCATGTCACTATGCTTAAAATGGAAAAAGAGATGTGTGACTATTTAAAAGTAGCACTTCAAGTTGACCCAACAATTGATAGACCTGGTTTAAAGAATAAACCAGTGCAATCTATCTACGAAAGATATGCTCAGGTTCAAGCATGTAAATACGTAGATGAAATTCTATTGTATGACACAGAAGCAGACCTTCTTAATCTAATCAAAACACAAACGTTTCACATTAGATTTTTAAGTGAAGAGTACAGAGACGTTGAGGTAACTGGAAAACAATATTGTATTGATAATGGCATTCAGATTCATTATCACAAAAGGAGACATCAATATTCAACTACAGAACTTCGTAATAGAGTGTACACTCTTGAGAATGAAAAGAGACAAGAAAAAAATATTAAAGACATACAGCAATATTCTCCTGAACTTTTAGAAAAATACGGTCAAAAATGAGTATACTAGTAACTGGTGGTGCAGGATTTATTGGAAGTAATTTTTTGCATCATTTGGTAGATACAACTGATGAAGAGATTATCTGTATTGATAGTTTGACTTATGCTTCAGATAAAAATAATGTTCCAGAAGCAGTTAAGTTATATGTAACTGACATCTCTGATGAACACAATTGCGATTTTATTTTTAAGAAACACAAACCACAAACAATCTTTCACTTTGCTGCAGAGAGTCATGTAGACAATTCTATTAAGGATTGTTCTCCATTTATTAAAACTAACATCAATGGAACTGTAAACCTATTGAATCTTTCTCTGAGGTATGACATAGAACGATTCATGCACGTTTCTACTGATGAGATCTATGGTTCAATATCAGAGGGTTCTTTCACAGAAACTACTAATTACTCTCCAAGAAATCCATATTCTGCATCAAAAGCAGCAAGTGATCACTTTGTAATGGCATACCACAACACTTATGGACTGCCAGCAATCATCACAAACTGCTCTAACAACTATGGACCGAGACAGCATAATGAAAAGTTTATTCCGACTATCATAAACAAACTATTGTCTGGACAAAAGGTTCCTGTCTATGGTGATGGGAAACAAGTTAGAGACTGGCTTTATGTTCAAGACCATTGTGAAGCATTGATTGCCGTCAGAGATTCTGGAGTGGTTGGTGAAAAATACAACATTGGTGGTGAATGTGAGGTAGAGAACATTGAAATTGTGAAGATGCTCTTAAATCATTTGAAACTGGACGAGTCTATGGTAGAATATGTCTCAGACAGACCTGGACATGACCGCAGGTACTCAACTGACATAACTAAAATTCGTCGTGACTTAGGGTGGTCTCCTAGATTTACTTTGCAACAAGGATTAGAAAACACTATTAATTGGTATGGAAAAGGATTCTAAAATTTTGGTTGCTGGTGCCAATGGTATGGTTGGATCAGCAATCGTGAGGAACTTAACGGAAAAAGGATACACTAATATTGTTGAGGGAACTCGCAGTGTAGTTGACTTCACGAATCAAAGTGAGGTTAAATCCTTCTTTAATGAAGTCAAACCCGATTATGTGTTCCTTGCCGCAGCAAAAGTTGGTGGTATTCTTGGGAATAAGAATCACAAAGCTGAGATGATCTATGAAAATCTCATGATCCAAAGCAATGTAATTGATTCTGCATACTGGAGTGGTGTAAGGAAACTGCTGTTTCTTGGATCATCTTGCATCTATCCAAAGTTTTCTGAGATTCCTATCACTGAAAATGCCCTCTTGAGTGGGCATCTGGAGACCACTAATGATGCTTATGCGATTGCAAAGATTGCGGGAATCAAGATGTGTCAATCTTATCGTGAGCAGTATGGATTCAATGCTATTAGTGTGATGCCTTGTAATCTATATGGAATCAATGACAATTTTGACTTTGAAACTTCACATGTTCTTCCTGCAATGATCGCAAAGTTTCATAATGCACAGGTTAAGCACAGTGAACATTGGAAAGTAAAACTCTGGGGAGACGGATCTCCAATGCGTGAGTTCCTATATGCGGATGATCTGGCAGAAGCATGTTATGTTTGTATGCAAAACTACAATGAATTTGAACATATCAACATTGGTTCTGGTGAAGACGTAACTATCAAAGAACTGGCAGAGACCATTGCAGGTGTTGTTGGTTATGATCGTGAAATTGAATGGGATACTTCTAAACCGAATGGAACTCTTCGCAAAGTTCTGAACGTGGACAAAATCAAATCTCTTGGGTGGGAACCTAAGGTTGGTCTTCGTGAAGGTATTGAGAAGACCTACGAGTGGTATGTTCAAAATGCCTCTTGATCTGATATAATATATACTAGGAGTGAACAATTTTTATGTCTGAATATACGAAAACAGCACTTGTTCTTGGTGCTGGTGGTTTCATTGGTAGCCACATGGTCAAACGACTGAGGAAAGAAGGGTACTGGGTGCGTGGTGTGGATGTCAAATATCCAGAGCACTCAAAAACAGAGGCGAATGAATTCATTCGTGGTGATCTAACTGATCAAGACTTTGTAGAAAAGGTTGTTGAATACAGAGGTCCTGGAAATAATTTCCATAAGTTTATTCCTCCTCGTGTAATTTTCTCCTTTGATGAGATCTACCAGTTTGCTGCTGATATGGGTGGTGCTGGATACATTTTCACTGGAGATCATGATGCAGATGTTATGAACAACTCTGCAACTATCAACCTCAATGTTCTGAGATCTCAGAAAAATTTAAATGAAAGACTGGGTTTAAATAAAACTAAAATCTTTTTCTCGTCATCAGCTTGTATGTATCCAGAGAATATTCAACTGGATCCTAACAATCCTGGTCTTCGGGAAGATGATGCTTATCCTGCTGGACCTGATAGTGAATATGGATGGGAAAAACTATTCTCTGAGCGACTTTATTTTGCATATAATAGGAATTATGGTATTCCTGTTCGTGTTGCCCGCTATCATAATATCTTTGGACCAGAAGGAACCTGGCGTGGTGGAAAAGAAAAGTCTCCCGCAGCGATCTGTCGTAAGGTAGCAGAACTTCCTGTTGAAGGTGGTGATGTGGAAATCTGGGGTGATGGAGAACAGACTCGTTCTTTCCTTTACATTGATGAGTGTGTGGAAGCAACCTATCGTCTTGTTCAATCAGACTTCATGGGACCAGTAAACATTGGTTCTGAAGAGATGGTGACTATCAATCAACTAGCAGACATTGCTGCAAAAGCATCTGGTAAAACTATCACGAAGAAGCACATTGATGGTCCTCTTGGTGTTCGTGGTCGCAACTCTAACAACGATTTGATTCGTGAAAAACTTCAGTGGGACTACAGCATGACCCTTGAAGAGGGTATTACTAGAACTTACAATTGGATTTACTCACAAATTTATACAGGTAACACGATCATTCACCATAGAGTTTGATATGAAAATTACAGTACTAGGATCTGGTGGGCAAATTGGTGCCTACCTTACAGAATATTTGCGTGAGAAAGATTACATCGTTCATGAGTTTGACCTTGTGAATGGTCCTGAACAGGACATGAGAGTCATTCCTAATCCTCTTCTAGAGGAAAAGATCGCTGATTCTGATTTTGTATTCTTCCTTGCATTTGATGTGGGTGGATCTCGCTATCTCAAGAAGTATCAAAACACTTTTGAGTTTATTGATAACAATACTCGTCTGATGGCAAATGCATTTGGACTTCTTGCAAAATATAAGAAGAGATTTGTGTTTGCATCATCTCAAATGAGTAACATGAGTTACTCTCCATATGGTGTAATGAAGAGAGTCGGGGAACTATATACGGAGAATCTTGGTGGATTGACTGTTCACTTCTGGAACGTCTATGGTATTGAAAAGGATCATGAGAAATCTCATGTAATCACCGACTTTATCCGTAAAGGATTTGAAGAAGGTGAGTTTGAAATGCTCACGGATGGCACAGAAGAGCGTCAGTTCTTGTATGCTGAAGATTGTTGTGAAGGTCTTGAGACAATTATGAATTGCTATAAAGACTTCACTCCACAAGATCCTCTTCACATCACTTCCTTTAGATATGATTCTATCAAGAGTGTTGCTGAAGCTATTCAGGGGCAATTTAATTTGATTGGTAGGTATGATGTGAAGATCATACCTGGAGTTGCAAAAGATAGCGTTCAATTGGATAAACGCAATCAAGCAAACACCTTTATTATGGATTGGTGGATGCCAAAAACTGGTCTTGATAAAGGTATTGCTAAGGTGTTTGAAGCGATGAGGAAGGAGTATGAAGGTAATTGATGTTTTTCCATTCTTCAACGAACTTGATATTCTTGAAATTAGATTAAACATCTTAGATCCGTATGTTGATTGCTTCATTCTAAGTGAAGCAACAAAAACATTCTCTGGACTAGATAAACCACTTTACTATCAAGAGAATAAAGAAAGGTTTGAGAAGTTTAATCATAAGATTATTCATAATATTGTAGAAGATACAACATCACCAGACCTACATCCATATCAAAGAGATGTTTTCCAGAAAGACAATATCAAGAAAGTAGTTTTGGATAACGTCTCTGATGAGGATGCAATTATTTGGAGTGATGTTGATGAGGTTCCTAACCCAAATGCAATTGAACAAATAGAATCTTTCTTTGAGCAGAATGCTATTTTTCATTTTGCTCAAGAAAACTGTATGGGATACTTGAATCTTGTTGAAGTTGGTGGTATAATTCGTGCTATGACTTCTGATTGGGACTATGAAGATAGACCCAGATGGTTGGGTACAAAGATGTTTGGAAAATCTATTCTTGAAAAATATACTTTGTCCGAACTCCGCAGTAAGCAAGAGAAAGAGTCTAATTACAGAATTTTTCCTGGTGGATGGCACTGGAGTTACGTCGGAAGTGAGGGTCTTTCCGTTGAAGAGAGAGTTCTGAAAAAGATTGAGTGTGCTGCACACTCAGAATTGAACACTCAACAAATTAAAAATAATGTTGCACGGGTAAAAGATAACAAAGATCCTCTTGGTAGAGACTATGCAGTCTATCAACCTGTCCCTCTGGATGATTCATATCCCGAGTATATACTTAACAATAAAGAGAAGTTTGCAAGTTTGATCAAATGATTGTTTCTGAAATTTACGATGGTTCTGGTATAGGAAACCAGCTTTGGCATATCGTTGTGCCAAGAGTCATCGCAGAGCGAATGGGATATGATTGGGGTATTCAGAAGAAACCAACTACTCCATTTAAAGCATGTGCTTTCATGACTAACTTTGACATGGGTAAACCAGTCATTGGTGGTCACGGACCTGAGGGTGGACCTCCTGTTGAACTGCCAGAGGGTATTGAAACCTATTACATGGAGCGTAGGCAGAAGTATCCTCCCTACATGGGTGGAGAGGAAATGAATGTCTTTGATGAAGAACTTTGGAACGGACTCAAAGACAACACAAAGGTAGAAGGTTACTTCCAAAACATGTCTTACATTGATGATCGTCGTGATGACATCATTAAGTGGTTAGAATATGATAATAAGATCCTTGACTATTCTTCTGATGACATCTGTGTTATTCAGTTTCGTGGTGGAGACTATCTGACTGGTGCTTCTTGGGTTCCTCCTGAGTATTATCAGAATGCAGCAAAGCACATGCTGGAAAAGAATCCCAACATGAAGTTCGTTGTCGTGACTGACGATGCTCCTAATGCAAGGAAGTTCATTCCATTTGCAGAGGTTGTTGGTTCTGCTGTAATGGATGAGAAAGATCCCTATCAAGGTAGTATTGGTTGGTATGCTTATCCTGGTGGTCCTGTTGGGGTTGATTATTCTATTCTCAACACTGCTAAGAATGCAATTATCTCTTCTTCTACTTTTGCATTTTGGCCAGTTTGGACTAATAAAGATTGTGATGTAATTGCTCCCAAGTATTGGTTTGATTGGAAGACCTCTGAGGGATGGTGGAGACCCCATGAGTCTATCGTTGACGATTGGTATTGGTTAGACCGCGAAGGAGACTTAATGACGGGAGTTGAATGCAAGAAAGAATATGAAATGTACAAAGCATCAAGAGAATTTTATCGGAGTTTTAAATGATTAAAATTTATACCTGCTCTCATAACAGACCTGACTTTATTGCTCTTCAATATCAAACAATGAAGAGGCACATTAAAGATGATTTTGAATTCATCGTATGTAACAACGAAAGACCTGGTGGTGATGGTGGATATGATCCAAACAAAATCTCCCAGATTGATCAAATTTGTGAACAGATTGGTGTAAAATCTATTCGTGTTGAACTTGATCCAGAACTTCAAGTTCTTGGTGGTGCCAAGATGTTTGAGGGTGATAGTTATGTCAATGGTAATACTGCTTGTGCATACTCATTGACTTGGACTTGGAAGAAGCACATCATCAACAATGATTGTGTCTCTGTTTTTATTGACTCTGATATGTTCTTTATCAGAGACATCTCTTTTGAGAAAGAAATGGAAGGACACAACTTTGGTTATGTTCCATCATACAGATACAATAGTTTCTACCAAGATGAAAATAACAGAGGTGAGGTTGCATTCACCTATCCTTGGAGTGGTCTCATTCTGTTCAAACCACATGAGATGCCAAACCCAACTGAATTGAGTTTCGGATGTGGTTTTGTTGGGAACATTGCCACCGACGTTGGTGGTGAAGCATATGAATACGTACAGAAGTATAAGGATCAACTCAAAACCAAATACGTTGATCAATGGGGTGTGCTCGTTGATGTAGAAGCACCATTTGAAATCAATCTAAATGGTTGTGCTCAAATGTTTGCAAACTTCCAAGAGGGAACTGTAGAAATTAAAAACTACCAGGAGTCTAACGAAAAGACATTCCCACACCAGAAACAAAGAGATGCTTATTGGGAATACATCTATAAGAACTTTGTGAGCATTCTTAAGATTGGTGCTGAGAACAACTTCCCCAGACCAACCTTTGTGGACTTCTTGAAGTTTGAGCAAGATGATGATCTCATGCAAGATGCATTCATCTTCCACTATAAGAATGCTAGTAACACTCTTCCTTGGATGCAAGGAGACATTGGGGTTCAATACAACCAATACAAGACACAAGCTTTGAGTAACCTACTCAATCAATTTCAATTTCAAAAACGAATCTTAGGAGACTAAAATGGCAATTACTCATGATCAAATTAAAAAACTGGTTGGTGAAAAGGAAGAAGTAGTAATCTTTGAAATCGGATGTGCTGATGGAAGAGACACTAGGAAGTTTCTCCAAACCTTTGGGGACAATCTCAAACTCTACACTTTTGATCCAGAACCCGTCAACATCAAAGCACTGACAGTTCTTGGAACTCTGAATTGTGTTGATGAACTGAACGATGATATCATTCAAGATCCTAGAAACATCTTCCATCCTTATGCGATGTGTGAGGAAGATAAGACTCTTACCTTCAAACGTTCTAGAACTCTTGGATGTCCTGGTGGTGGATATGAAGTTGGTAGGTATTCTGGATCTATTCATGATCCAGTGAATCAAGCATCTATGTATACTGGAATTGTCTTTGATCAAACAGTAGAGGCAGAAGGTAGAAGTCTTGATTCTTTCTGCAAAGAGAAGTCTATTAATCGCATTGATTTCATCTGGATGGATACTCAAGGAGCAGAGCGAGAAGTTCTTGCTGGTATGAAAGAAAATTATGCCAACATTGACTACATCTATACTGAGTATTACAATGAGGAAATGTATAAGGATCAAATTTATCTGGATGGTATTGTAGAGATGCTTTCTGAAAACTTTGATCTCCTGGCAACTTTCCCATTCGTTGATTGTCAGGGTGGTGATGCTCTGTTCAAAAACAAAAGGATTCCATGATTAGTGTTTATGGTGCATCTGGATTTGTGGGTAGTAGGTTTTGTAATCTCTACCCCGATCAAGTTGTAAAACAAGATAGAGATGAGAGAAAACCAAGAACAAAAGACATTCTTTACCTCATCTCTACAGTTGATAATTACAATGTCCATTCAAATATCACACTGGACGTTGAGACAAATCTAAAAGTTTTATGTGAAGTTCTTGATCATTGTAGAGAAGAGGACATCACATTTAATTTTATTAGTTCTTGGTTTGTCTATGGTGAACAAAATCTTCCAGCACCAGAGGATGCACATTGTCAACCAACAGGATTCTATTCCATCACAAAGAAAGCAGCGGAGGATTTATTAATCTCTTTCTGTAGAACATATGGAGTCAAGTATAGAATCATACGTCTTTGTAATGTTCTTGGTAAGAGTGACAACAAAGCATCTTTGAAGAAGAATGCTCTTGTTCACATGATCAGTCTACTGAAACAGAATGATGATGTGTATCTTTATGATGAAGGAACACCAATTCGTGATGTAATGTACATTGATGATGTGTGTAGAGCAATAAAACTAATATGTGATGAAGGAAACATAAACGAAATTTATAACGTGGGAAGTGGACAACCAACTAGGATTGGTGATATAATTGATATTGCAAAGGACTATTTGAAATCCGATTCGGAGATCAAATTTAAAGAAGCACCTGAGTTCCATAAGATTGTTCAAGCAAAAGATTTCTGGCTTGATACAACTAAGTTAAAGGACTTGGGATTTGAACAAGAGGTTACACTAGAAAAAGGTATTCAACTATTATGTCAGTGAAAGAAAAGGTAGCATCTTTTATTTCTGGTCTTCAAGAGGATGGAGAATCTCTCTTTCCATATCTCTGTAACTCAAACTATGTGAAGGGAGAGAGTAATATCTTTTACTCTGGACCTTACTGGGACAACACTGAGGTAGAGGCAGCTGTTACTACTCTCCTCACTGGTAAGTGGTTGCCTTCTGGTGGTGAGGTTAATAAGTTTGAAAAAGCATTCTCAAAGAAGTTTGGGTTTGAACACTCCATCATGGTGAACTCTGGTTCATCCGCAAACCTTGTGATGATTGCTGCACTCAAAAAGTATTTTGGGTGGGAAGATGGCGATGAAATCATCGTGTGTGTTTGTGGATTCCCAACCACCATTAACCCAATCATTCAGAACAATCTGAAACCAGTCTTTGTTGATATTGATTATTCTGATTTGAACTGGAATCTGGATCAGATTGAAGCAAAGATTACTCCTAAGACAAAGGCAGTATTTTCTTCTCCTGTTCTTGGCAATCCCTATGACTATGATCGTCTTCTTGAAATCTGCGAGAAGTATGATATTAAACTGATTGCTGACAATTGCGATAGTCTTGGAAGCAAGTGGAAAGGTGAATATCTCACCAAACACGCTGTTGCTGCTTCCTGCTCCTTCTATCCCGCACACCACATCTCAACTATTGAAGGTGGTATGGTCTCTTCCAACATCAAGGAAGTGATTGATATTGCCCGTAGTTTTGCTTGGTGGGGACGTGACTGCTACTGCGTTGGTCCTCAGAACCTTCTTGAGTGTGGTGTCTGTGGTAAGAGGTTTGATAACTGGTTGGAGGGATATGATCAGATTGTTGATCACAAGTATGTGTTTGGACAGATTGGTTACAATCTAAAACCAGCAGATCTTCAAGGGTCTATTGGCATGGTTCAGTTGGAAAAGTACGAAGACGTTCATCGTATTCGTAGAGAGAACAAGGAGCGTCTGCAAAAGATTTTTGAAAAGATTCCTGGTGTCCGTGTAATTAACGAACGTGAGGAAGCAGAAACCAGTTGGTTTGGTGTTCCCATTGTTTATGAGGAGAACAAAGCAAAGTTGGTTCAACACTTGGAAAATAACAAGGTTCAAACAAGGAACTATTTTGCTGGCAACGTTCTGATGCACCCTGCATATCGTCATATTGAAGACTATGCAAACTATCCGAATGCATGTAAAGTTCTGGACAATGTTTTCTTCGTTGGTTGTTCTCCTGTTATTACCAATGAAATGATTGACTTCATTGAAGAAGTTGTTGATGCATTCATTGAGGAGAACCATGCTTGATCTGAGTAAGATTACTCTAATTGCCATTGATAATACTCCAAGAATTGGGAATACTATCAAGGCAATTTACACTTGCATGGATCAATGTAAGTTTGGAGCAGTTAAACTAATTACTTCCTCAGAGTATGTCTCTCAATACTCTGAGGAACTTTCTTCTGATGGCATTACTACAGAAGAAATGGTCTATCCAATTACAGATATAAATCTATACAGTAAGTATGTTTTATATGAACTGCACCAACATGTTGATACTGAATTTTGTTTGATGATTCAAGATCATGCATTTATCATTAACCCAGATGCATGGACAGATGAGTTTCTTGAGTACGATTATATCGGTGCTCCTTGGACTTATAGTGAAAATTCTTATCTAACACCTTTTAATGAACACATCAGAGTAGGAAATGGTGGGTTCTCTTTGAGAAGTAAAAAACTTTTAGAGGTTCCATTAAAGGTGGAGATCCCATTTGATTGTACAACTGGAGATTTCTACAAACATTTCAATGCAAATAACTTTGCTGAAGATGGTAATATCTGTGTTCACAATCGTCATCTATTTTTAGAACAAGGGTGTAAGTTTCCACCACTTGAACTTGCAGTTGAGTTTTCATATGAAACACCCCTTCCAGAAAATCAAGGAATAACACCTTTTGGTTTTCATGCAAACCTTCCACCAACAGTTATTATAGAGGAATAATTATGATCGGATACAATAGACTTGGATCAAATGGTCGTCTGGGAAACCAGATGTTCCAGTATGCAGCACTGAGAGGTATTGCAGCAAACAGAGGATACGAATGGAAAGTTCCTTCTCCTGAAGGTCCTCATCAAACTAACTATGGTTTGTTTGATTGCTTTGATATGTCTGGTGTGACTGATAATAATCTAGGATTAGTTCCACAGAACTTCCCAACTTACAAAGCATCCACTGGTTCTTTTGATGAGGAGTTCTTCAACAATTGTCCTGATGATTGTAACATTGAAGATTACTTTCAAACTGAAAAGTATTTTCAAAACATCAGCGATGAAATTAGAAAGGACTTTACTTTCAAAGCAGAGCATCTGGAACCATGTAAGAAGTTCATGGAACAGATTGGAAATGCCATCTTCCTTCATATCAGGAGAGGTGACTATGTGAATCTTCAATACTATCATCCTCTATGTGAAATGGAATATTATGAGAAGGCTCTAGAGCAGTTTGATAATGACATTCCTGTTCTGGTTTTCTCTGATGATATTCAGTGGTGTGCAAAGCAAGAACTATTTGAATCTGATAGGTTCCTTCTTTCGGCAGATAATGATAGATATGCACACGTACATCTGGATGCAGATGGTCAAATGCGCCATTCGTTGATTCCATACACCGACTTGTGTCTGATGAGTCTTTGCTCTGGTGGCATCATGGCAAATAGTTCTATGAGTTGGTGGGGTGCATGGTTGATTGAAAATCCAACTCTTCCTATCATTGCTCCTAAGAAGTGGTATGGTGAGGCTGCTTCTGTTGATGATGGAGATTTGATTCCTGAAAGATGGACTAGAATCTGATGCCAAAAATATCCATTGCTATTCCAATATATGTGACAGATTTTCAAGGGGTTCAGCACTTAGCGGAATCTCTTGAAAAAATCAAACGGCAAACCTTCACTGATTTTGAAGTTGTATTGTCCGACAATTCTCCCAATGAACTAGTAAGAGAAATTTGTTCCGACTATTCAGAAAAGTTCTCTTTAATCTACCAGAAAAACTTGGACTATGTTGGGATGTCTGCTAATTCAAATCATGTTATGGACATGTGTAGTGGAGAGTATATAAAAATTCTTCACTGCGATGATCTTCTTTTCTCCGATTTGGCATTAGAGAAAATTGTTGAGGAACTTGATAAGAGCGATAAGTATTGGTTAGTAAATGGATTCAATCATACATATGACTGCATTAGTTTCTTTGACTCAAGAGTCCCCGAGTATCCAGATCATTTGTTAGTTGGAAATAATCTTCTTGGTTGCCCAACAAACGTAACCATCAGGAATAAAGATCTTGAATACTTTGACACAAAGGTCAAAACGAGTATGGACCATGAATGGTATCATCGTCTTCGTATGAAGTATGGTATGCCACTCATAGTTAATGATGTTCTTACAACTAGCAGACAGCACAATAATAATGCAACATCAAAACTCACCTTTGACATTGTTGTAGAAGGTGATGGTAGATCTTGGCAATTTATTCAAAGTGAGTTAGAATACTTGCAAGAGAAGCATTCAGAATTTTTTGAAAACTGGGAATATCCAAATGGTTGATCTATCAAACGCAACTTTTATTATTCCACTTAGAATTGAATCAGCAGATCGGATGAGAAATATCATCACTCTGCTGTGTTTTTTATTTGGGAACTTTGATACTAATGTCATTATAAAAGAGGTTGATTCCGAACCTGTATTTGAGGAGAGTGTTTTACCTCAAGTAAAGGAGTTTATTGGCAGAGACATTAACCTGACTCACATCTTTGAGAAGTCAGAAGATCAAGTGTTCTATCGTATGCACATTCTTAATGAGATGCTTGCGATGTGTAAAACTGATGTAGTCATCAATTATGATTGTGACGTTCTGATGCCAGTGCCTACATACACTATCGCATACAATTCTATTTTAGATGGGACATGTGATGTTGTTTACCCATACGGACATGGAAATTTCCAGAAACAAGTTCATGTAACAGACGAAGTTGTATCTGATTTTCTGAATGACGACTTTGATTTTTCAATCTTAGATAATAAATCTAACATCAGTAGTTCTGATTTTGGGTGGGTTCAATTCTTCAATCGTCAATCATACATTGAAGGGGGAATGGAGAATGAAAACTTTAGGGGATCTTCTCCAGAAGATAAAGAAAGATATTTTAGATTTACTACCTTAGGATATAAGGTTGGCAGACTTGACAACTGGATTTATCACCTGGAACATAGTCGTGGAAATAATTCTTGGCCAAATTCTGTAAGAGGAAATCCTTACATGGCACAGAACTTTGAGGTTTGGAACTATCTGCAAACTTTAAACAAAGAACAACTTAAAGAATATTATTCAAAACAAGAGTATCTGAAGAAATATGCTAGCATTTAATCACATAGGAAGTCTTGGAAGACTTGGTAATCAAATGTTTGAGTATGCTGCTCTACGTGGCATTGCTGCTAGACATGGATATGAATGGTGCATTCCTACTCCAGACAGAAAAGGAATAGAAAACTATAGTCTTCATGAATGTTTCAAACTAGCATCCAACAGGAATGAGGGTGTTCCTGATTGCCCTTATGCACAGGAACCACACTTTCATTTCTCTGAAGAATTGTTTGAGAAGTGTCCTGACAATGTAAGTCTCTATGGATTTTTTCAATCTTGGAGATACTTTCAAAACGTTGAGAAAGAGTTGAGAGAAGACTTTACTTTCTTGGATCATCATCTTGAACCATGCAAAGCATTCTTGGAGGAGTTTGAGGGTCAAGAACCTATCATGCTTCATGTGCGTCGTGGAGACCCAAATCTAGTTGATCCAAGAGGATTTAAGTGGGCATATGTCAACTGCTCTGATCAACATCCTGTGCAGTCTATTGATTACTATGAGAGGGCTTTGAGTCATTTCAATGACAATCAACCAGTGTTTGTTTTCTCAGACTCTGCTGAATGGGTGAAGGAGCAAGAGTTTTTCTCTGGTGATAGGTTTATGATTTCTGAACCCCAAGATAAGTATGGTGATGGATCTTTCTTACCATATGTTGATTTGTGTTTGATGTCTCTTTGTTCTCATGCTATTATTGCTAATA